CTCCTCTCCAGTTACTTGATTACCTAATATATAATTTTCTCCACTTGTGCCACTAGGTCGATAGACCATAATAAATAAAGCTCCTGAGGATAAAGATATATTTTTAAATACTGAGCTAAAAGCTCTAAGATTCTGAGTAGATGTAAAATTTAGAATAGGGGGAGAAGTTATATTATAATAAGCTGGATTTAATGAGGATGTATTACTCCCTAATAAATACTCACTATATTCAATTTTAGAAGATGTAGGAGTCTCTTTAGCATTATACTTCCCTAATTTATTTATTATCTTTCTTACTCTAGTCCCAGAGCTAGGAAATTTATCTCCACTATCATACATCAAAGCTCCATTATTTTTATCAGTTATTTGAGTAGAATCTAAAGAAATCATCAAAGGAGAAGAAATAGAATTATTATTATAATTTAATTTTTCTATATTATCATAATAATAAACATTAAAAGTTAAAGCTCTAGTAAATAAATAAAGCTCATCATAATAATCATCTTTCTCATCTATATAAAATATATTAGAAATATTAATATTATTAACATAATTATTTTTATAACCATTTATGTCTATAAATCCTTTCACTTTTGTTAATCCCTCATCTGTTAAATCTTGATATTGGTCTAATATATCTTTTATTTTTTTACTTAAATTATTAGTCTCTTTATATGTTTTAGAAATAACCTCTATTGTGACCTCAGCTTTTATTATATTAGCTCTTTTATCTTTAGAGACTTGATAATCTATTAAATGATGATATATAACAGCTGGATAATTTTCAGAAGCTCCTAGCTTATATTTAGCATTCTGAGGCATAATTATAGGAAATATCTTTCCAGTAGATAGAGAAATAATTTTATTTTTTAATATGGTATGTATAGCATTTCCTATCATTAGTTAGTTATTCTATTTAACATGTTATGCTTAGTAATTATATTCTTTTTTATTTCCATATATTGAGTAGAGCCAAATTCTAAATCATCTGGGATTATAGCTAAATCATATATATTAATCTCATCATTTAAATCTAAAGTCCCAGCTCCATTAGTATTAAAGCTAGTTACATTAGTATGTAATGTCTCAAAATTAAACATATAATCTTTATAAGTAGTAGTAGAAGCTTGAAACCAGTTTTGAAAATTATTGTCATCTCCTTTCTCAGTAAAGTCAGAAGAAGTAATAAAATCCCATTGACCACTAATAAGAGAGCTAGAATCTCTATTTATACTGATACTAAAATAGACTGGGTCTGAAAATCGCATATTAGGATTTAATCCAAATAAAGCCCATGAAACTATAGAAGATAAACCGAAGCCCTTATGAGTTTCTCCTCCACTTCCATCATCTTCTATAACCATTCCGAAAAAAACAAAAGTACAAGCTAGAGTAACTCCAGCTCCACTTACAGAAGTTTTAATCCCTATTCCTCCAGAAGTTGCAGAAGTACTAGAATTTTTAAATATAAAGCATGAGCTTTTATCTGATGTATAAGAATCAGGCAAAGTAAAAACACTAAAAAAAGTTAATTTTTTATATTTTCTATCTAGTCTATTAACAGATTGCAAAGATGTTAAAAATTTATTTAATCCAAAATTTAAATAATTAAGCTTATTTAATTTAGGAGGGTTTAAGGCACTTTGTAGCAACAATGGTCTATTAGTATTACTAACTCCAGAAATGTCATTAAATGGCTCATAAATGCCATTCATTGTGGATGTAGATGTATTATCAGAATCTATTAAATTAGATGGAGGAAATAAATAATTAACTCCTTGACCTATTGTAATGGGCTGAGTATATAATGGATTATCTGAGCCTCCTACACTTGTAGCCATTAGATTTAAATCATTTAAATTAAAAAATAAATCAGCTTCTAAGCTGTCTAAATCATTAATATAAGTTAATTTAAAATTTATAGTATTTCTGTAAGTCTCTAAAATATCATCAAAACTCTCAACAGAATTTATATAATACATATCTATAATCTGTAATCCTCCAACATATTGGATAGAGCCTTTAGAAGCTGGAGCATACATACCAAAAGAATTAACTCCAATAGGAGTCCCATAACCTATAGAATCAGAATCATTAGAATCAAAAGTATTATTATATCTATGTAGATTATTAATTATTAAAGTAGTTAATTGATTTACTACATCATAGCTATCATCTACTATATCTATATCAATATCAATGACATTTCCTAAAGCTCTTACAGATTTTATATTATAAGGCTCTGTGTTAGTTATAGTATATACTAGAGCTGGAGTTCCATAATTTTGAGGAAGTACATTAGGAAAGACATTATTTCCAACTATTTGGCTTATTTCATACTGAGGATTATAACCATTATTTACAAATCCTGAAAGCAAATATTTTAAAGCATCTCCTACCATTTAATTAATTTTTTTGCTTCTCTTAACATTTTGTCTATTACTTGTTGTCTTTTGCTTAATCTAGCTTTTTCTATAAAATTTGGAGACTGAATATTTTTAGTAGAGCCTCCTCCTCTAGTTTTATGAGAGCTTAAAGCTAAATGAGCATACCATCCATCTAAATTCTTTTTCCCTGATACTCTCCTATTTAATTTACCAATTCTAGGAGCTACAAAAACTCCTTTTTTAGCTGTAAAAGTTGCAACAGATTTTCTTAATGTACCTGATTTATATTTGCTTCTTTCTCCTCCATAATAATAATATTTCTTATCTATTTTATTAGGATTATTTTTATATTGAGGAGCTATATTTTTCATCTCATCTCTAAGAGGCTTAGCTGATTTTCTTGCTATTTGTTTTAATTTTCTATCTCCTAATCTAGCTTGTATTACATCCAAAGCTCTGACAAGCTCTTTCATATCTGGAGATGAAACATAGACTCCCTTACTCATTATCTGTAAAATAACATTTAATTAATACTCCTAATCCCCTCCCATTGTATTCCATACTAGATATATTCCAGTATTTATTAAGATATTTAATTGTAAAATATTCCTCAGGAGAAATAGTAGCAGAATCTAAATTTAGAGCAGTATCATATCTAACTAAAAAAGTTACATTTGTAGTAGCTACTATAGTATTATCTTTAACTCCCTCTGAGCCTCCTTTAGGCATTAACTTTCCCCATATTGTCTTAAGGAGATTTTTTGTCTGAGTAACTTCTCCATATTCATTCTGAGTATTAGTAAAATAATATAACTGAATGGGAGTGTCTAGCTCTCCAGATTTTATAAAATCAAGTCTAGCCATTTTAATAAGTTTTTATTCTATATGGGTCTAATATATATTCTGAAGCCTTAGGAAGTCTAGAAACACTATCCTCTCTTATTTCATACATCTTACCTAGAATTAATAGAATAGCTGATTTTATTGCTTCTGGAACATCAGAAGAACTAGCACCATAACCACAAACAAACTTAATTTCTATAGCATCAGCTCTATTATATATATTAGGAAGATTAATTCCTTGATTTACTTCTATGAATCCTTTCTGATTTATAAAAGTATTTACACTATAATTAGAAGCATTCCAAGTCTGCTCAGCATTACTAGAGTCATAATATTTTAAATGAGTAACACTTGAAAGGGGAGAGAATGGGAGTACTATTTGAGATAAGCCAGTATATTTACTATAAAAGCCTCCATAATTATCTAAAGAGAGATTTACATCTCTATATAAATAACTATTATAACTATTAGAAACATAAACATCATCCCAGCTCTCCATAAATAATACATAAGTATAATTTAAAAATTTAGTATTAGTATAATTCTGAGCCACTTCCATAGATGCAGTTATAAGATTCCCTATTAAAGTATCATCAGCATCATGAGTAACTCTAAGAAAGTTTTTAGCTGTAGCTACTGATATTAAATCTGTAGCAGTAGGAGAAGTTATTAAATCTAATTTAACCATAATTGTATATAATAAAAAAAGGAGGAGAAACACATCTCCTCCCTTTTAAAAATAATAAATAAAAATTATTAAGCTTCTATTAATGAAGCGAAAGCAGTAGCTCCATCAGTAGTGTTACCATCTACTAAAGAAGTTACAACTAATGAGCCTACACCTTGTCTAGATTTAGTGTATGGGTCAAATAAAATATCAATTCCTCCAAATTGAGCAATATGACATCTAGAGAAATCTCCAAATAAAGCAAATGCCTTAGTAGCGAAATCAGTCCCTCCGTTTCCTACATTTTGACTCATTAGAGAAAAATATCCGTTTAACATTTTTTCTACATTGTCATAAATTGGAGAAACATTAGCAACTTGAGCCAAAGTTTTAACAATATTTAAAGCATTATTATTCATTAAATAAGCCATTCTAGCTCCCTCTAAAGGAACATTATTTCCTAAAACTAATTTCTCTAAAGCTAACCAGTCACTAGCTGTTACAGCAGTAGCACCAGCACCAGCATCAGTAAAGATAGATTCAGGAGCTGAAGTAATATCAGAGCCTCCAGTCAAAAGAGCTTTCTCTAATGTAGAAGCTACACTAGAAGCCATATTTCTTCTGATAGCTCCCTCTAATCCAGCATTTTGAGTCATAGACTCAGCACTCATGTCCACTACAGAAATAAGCTTTTTTGGAGTTAAGGTAAGTGAGCCAGTATTTCCAGCAGAAGCTACATCCGATGGATATTCTGCAACAAAGCTAGAAGTAATCCCTGATATTACTGGGAATTTCATATCGTTAACACCACCATAGAAATTAGCTCCAGCTGAGGCTAGTACTAAATTAGCTTCTAATTGGTCAGTAAAAGACATAGTTTCAGTAGCTCTAACATGATTAGCAGTTATAGCTCTATGCTCTAATACAGCTGATGGAATAGCAATTCCTCTAAATAATTGAGATGGATGAGCCATACGAGCCTCTGTGTCCATTTCTTTTACAAGTCCTGATAGTTTGCCTGAAACACTTTGTCTCATAGCATCTTGGAAAGAATAGTCTCTCAATTCTTTGTCCTGTTTTGTAGGTTGAGCAGATGTTAAGCTAGAAGCTATTGACTTATTTAATTCCTCTTGCCTTTCAGCTATAGTAATTTTTTTATCAATAGACTCTATCTCAGCATTAAATCCCTCCCATTCTTGCTGTTCTTCTGAAGATAAATCTCTCTCCTCAGTAGTAGCAAGTTCTAAAATAGCTTCCATATTTTTAACAAATACAGCTCTATCTTCTTTTAATTTAAATGAAGTCATAACTTTTTACTTTTTTTTAATTTGTATTAATTTTAATTTTAATTCTAATAAATTTCTGTTTATCAAGTCTTT